ACAATGAAAGTCGTTGTTAGCAAAGGATCATTATCCCAAACCAAAGATGGATTGTTGGTACTTCTAATTCGAGTTGGGCCAGTGAGCTCAAAAGGAGCAACACTAGTAAAATTGTTGATAGCGCGGAATGCCGGAACACCAGTAATATCAGCCCAACCAAGCGTTACGCTCCAGTTGGGTGAGGAAACGGTGTAATTAGAAGTTACAAAAGCGATTGAATAATTAAGTGGCGGGATCACGACTGGAGGAGTCGAGTCCGGCAAATCGGGAAGCAAAGAGCTATCAAGCTTTATTAAACTAATGTTCGGGCGAGGAACTGAAAACAACATCGTTTCAGGTTCAGCTCGCTTGAACACAAGAATATCAAAGCTCGGATAGACATTAACAGGAGCGTTAATCTCTACTTCCAAAAACAAATGAACTGATCCCGCAAAGTACGGGACACCACTAGAAGAGTGGGTTTGAAAGTTAGCTTCGGGGTTGATATAAGGAGTCACAAAGTCGAAAGATTGTTGTGTATCAAGACTTGAACCGAGATCAAAGGTTTGATAGTAAAGCGAATTGGACTGTTCGTATGTTATAGTGCGAACATTCGGAGCATAGACACATCGTAAACGACACGTCTTAAATCCGTCTGCAACACACTCAAACCTGAATCGAACTTTGCCGTGGTAGTTGTTAAACCAGCCAGCTAAGTGATCCAGAGGAGTCCAATTTGCAATTCCAGTTGGAAAATTACCACCAAAATACATCGGATTTGTGTCACCAGGTTGAGTTGATAGACTACAAAGCAATGTACCTTGGGTGTCAGTTGTATTGACAGTAACGGAATTTACAAAACCTTCGGTCTCGATCAAAGACTTGATCGTATCGTACTTTTCGACTCCCATCAACCAGGGAGGATGGGGAGTGCAACCGACTTCTTGTAAGCGATAGGAATCAGCTTCATAAAGTCCAGAACCACAAGCAAGATTTGTTATTGCTCGTTGATGCAAAGCATTATTTCGATGGTTAGTTGGTTTATCTCTATTTGAGCCCAGGGCTGCAAATAGCATGGAAAGCAGGGATTCTGTTTCCCCGTTCAATCTCTTCGTTGCCGCAGCAACTGAACCGGAGATTAAACGGTTGGCAATACCAACAAGTCCATCAAGAATAGCATTCGCGGGTTCTGATTTGGAAGATTCTCCTTTTGAAGAACCTCCAGACTTACGAAGCCTGTTAGCAGCCAAAAGGCCACCAACCGCTAACATTGAAGGGGTTGCAAAGGTAGGGGGAAGATCCGTCTCATCAGGTTGTTGTGGGATGGTGAAATCAGGAATGGTATCATCGACTTCTCTCTGACCATAGAACTTAAGGTCAGGTTCAAACTTGGCGTAAACGTTCAAGTTCGCTGTGTCGATTCCTCCAGTCGAGACTTCAAAATCTGTCATTGCAATAATCGAAACTGTTGCGTAGTACAGATTCAACATCTGAGAGTTCGGAAGGATAGGGATTGTTGGAACATAAGAAGCAAAGACAATTGTGGTTTTGTCAGAATTGGCAATGTGACCGTTGATACGGCCACCTGGCTGTTGGGAAATACACCAGGGATTAACCAATTCTTCACGTCGATCACGTTGGAGATAGTGATACACCACACCAGTCCTGAGGTAGAACTGATTGAATTTATTTATGTTACATTGGAGTTGGATTGTGACAGAACCTGTGAAATTTTCGTGACTGCGAAATGGTAGCATGTTGGGAGTTGACCATTTTGCAGCAACAAAGTCATAGGGTAAATGATATTGTTTAATAATTGTCCCTTTAGTGATAGTTGTATCAAGGGTCAAAGTATCAAACAAAACCATTCTGTCAGTAAGAGTGGGGTACGCATGAGTGACATCGGAAAGAATTTCATCAGCGTATGCCATGTCCGGGGGGGATGCGATTATGATAGTTGGAACTTCGATATCAGTGGTCGCAATTGCAGTGTTTGTTGACTGTTCAGTTTCTGAAAAGATTTCTCCTTTGGTCTCCATGTCCATCGAAGGATGAACTTTCGTTGGTAAGAGTTGTGAGAGGTATCTCTTCTTCTCTACAAGATTGATTTCTGAGCGATGGATTTCACTCTCGAGCAAAAGGACGGTAAGGTTGTTGTTTTCGTCATTTCGCGCTCGAGCTAAACCAGCTCTCAATCCTTCGAGTTGAATGTTAATTCCTCTTATCTTTCTACGAAGACCTTCAACTTGCAATTTCTGATTTAAAATCATTGGATTATTGAAAATCTTTGCGTCAATTCTG